CCTTCTCTTATAGAATACAGCAAGACCTTCCTTGCCGAGATCTTCCGGGTCGAATACCAGCGGGGGAAGATCTTGGAACTCAAGGCCCTTGCTCTAGCCTTGTGCAAACAAGACTACCGTGAGCCCATGCAGGTCAGGAAGATCGAGAAGATCTACCCGAAACCTAAGAAGTCCCGCCAAGCGATCCTCACCAACGCTCGCAAGATCCAGACCTTTATCCGTCGCCGGTTATTGAGCGGCAAGCCACTGTCCCTCAAGGAACTGAAGGACAAGTATAGTGACATGGAAGTAACAGATGCTTGTCTCTGCAATCATCTGGCGACCGTGCGGAATGTATTGGCCGAGGAAGGCCATCAGTTCCGCAAGACGGGAGCCGGAACGTATTGTTTGGCAGACTCTACAAGACGATAAGAAGATTGTTCGCTCGGGAGACCCGAGCCGTTCGTGGGCCTTTTGTAGACATCACCAATGATCCTGAAGGGATCAGGTTCACTCGCTTTCCAGAATACAGACCACTGCGTATTCGCCAAGACGAGATCAGCGATGAACAAATTTTGGAATGGCTGATGGAAGGCGAAGAAAAAAGGGAGATGGCCGATCCCGACCATCTCCCTTATGATCCCCCGAAGGGTTTCTGATCACTCATCTCCCTCATCGTCGAACTCGTCGGCCTCGAAGGGATTGCCTTCAGCGTCAAACTGAACGGTCTTCTCGCCGTATGCACCGCTCTCGGATGCTGCAAGGCCGCTGCCCCAGACATCCAGATAGTCTTGGACTTCTTGAGCGTCTTTCGCATCGATGAGCTTGGGGCAATCCAGAAGCACCTGAAGCGGGATGCGGTTGTCCGCCTTCTTCGCCTTGAAGGTGTACTTCTCTTGTCCCTCTGGCAGATAGGCTTCGGCGACCGAATAGGTGCCTTTGCCTGTGATCCGCTCTTCTTGAATCAACGGCACCAGCAATCCACTGATCGGATCGACGCCCTGATCGAAGTACAACTTCACATCATCTGCGACCACGAATGGCCGGAACGTGCGGTTCTTGATGTTCTTCACTTGCAGGTTGATGCCAGAGAAGATTCCCAGATCACGATGCTCGATCTTCTTCTTCGACGCTGTGCGGAATCGCAGAGAAGCGTAGAACTTCATGGCGTTGCCGCCCGGTGTGGTTTCCGGGTTGCCATACATGACGCCGATCTTGTCACGGGTCTGGTTGATGATGTAGCAGGTGATGTTCTTCTTCACCACTTCTGCTTGCAGCTTTCTCAGTTCCGCCGAGATCACCTTCGCTCGCTCGCCGGGCTGCTCTTTCGCCCCCACGAGTTTCTTCCATTCAGTGACGGTGAAGTCCAGCGGAAGATTGTTTTCACGAAGTTCTCGTTCGCACGGCGGAACCGTCAAAGAGTCGAACACAACGACGATGGGTTTGTGAACCACATCCGTCTTCTGTAACTTTGCCAGTTCAATTTCACGCTCACGGATCTTGTTGGCCGCAACATGAATTTGCCGGAACGCTCGTTCCAAGCTGGGAGGCGTGTAGCGAATCACACGCTTCAAGTTCAGATGGCTGACACGCTCCATGAACTCCCCGTTCGAGGCGTTTTCGCAGTCCAGCAGGATGCACCATGCGTCGATACGCTGGGCTCCATAAAGGACGTTCGAACCGAAGAGCGACTTTCCTGAAGCTTCCGGGCCGAAGGCTTCTGTGATTCGGCCACCGGGAATGCCGCCGTTAATGAATCGGCCTGAACAAGAGTAGTTCACGGCCAAGTTGCCTGTGTCGATGTAGAAATCGACAGTCTCAAGCTGATCGAGGACATCGCCGCCTGTGTCTGCTGCCAGATCGGCGTACACGTCGTCCATATTGATGTCGTCTGTTGCCTTTTTGCGGGCCATTGGTCAATCTCCTGTTCTGTGGATTCGATTTCTCCTTTCTTGTAAAGGAGGCGCAGAAAATAGGGTGCCCCGACCATCGGGGCACCCTTGTCTCTCAGGAAGGTTTAGCCTTCCATGTCCTGAAGTTCCTTGAGGAAGTCCTCATCTTCGATGGGAGCATCCTCTGCGGCAGGAGCAGCAGGAGTGCTTGTCGTTTCCACAGATGCAACGGTTTCAGTTGCAGGAGCCGAAGCGGGAACGTCGGCTGGAACGCTCACTCCACCCGGAGTGTGCTCCATGAGTTCGTTCACTTCGTCTTGAGCCTTCTGACGCCACTTGGCATCGAACTCGTCGGTGTTGAAGGATTCGGTGTCGTCCGGGATCAAGCCACGGTGAATGGCGAGTTCCTTTTCGAGATATTCCATGTCCTTCGGGTTCCGAAGCTTTGTGAGATCGTGCAGGGCTTCCTGCCACTTCTCGATCTCGGAAGGTTCGCCAGCAGGGCTTGCCTGACGAGCGAAATCGGAACGGTCGTACTTGGGGAAGTTGTCCGCACCGGGCGTAACTTCCTTGCGAACGATGAAGTCGAAACCGGCCTTCAGATCGGTGATGTTACCGAGCTTCGAATCGGGATCATTCTCGTCGCCGACGATGGCCCGAATGATCATCTTGTGCAGGATCTTGCCCACAGACAGGATGCGAGGACCAGCGTTCTTCTCGGTCTTGCCGTCTTCACCGACAAGGGTGCGGACGATTGCGTTGTAGTAGTAACGCTCGACAGGCTTCATGCTTCTGGCTTCGTCCTTCAGCTTTTCAGCTTCGACGCCATGACCAGCCTTTTCGAGCTTGTCGATCTGCTTCCACAGTCCGCTGTAGTAATCACAGATCGGACAGGGAACATTGCGATCCCACTTGCCGTTGATCAGTGGTCGTGGGCAGTGGATCTTACGACCGTTCAACGTGTGAACACGGTTGTATTGAAACAGCTTGCCGCCCTTGACGGGAGGCAGAATGCGGAGTGCGACGGTCCCGGTTTGGCCGGGCTTCACATTCGGCATGGGAACGAACTGGTCGAGGAAGTTGTTGGTTCCGCCAGCTTCGTTGAGGCGATCATCTTCGCCTTGCATCTCTTCGAGGTTAAGTGTACCGAATTCGGACATGACTCTCTCCTTGGTTCTTGAAGTAATTGAAAGTCAGCTACGGGTTGTAACTCGTTTCGTAACTGTGACTGTCTTATACTTCTTTTCGATGGAGAGGTCAACAGACTTTAGCGGCTTCTTAAATTTCCTCGTCATTCTTTATGACTGAAACTTCCGCCGTGTCTGTAGGAACGGTATTTACAGACATTTTGCAGTCTGCGGAGCCGCCAACGCCAACGCCTTGTTCGGCCATCTGTTCCTTAAGAGTCGCTTGCTGGAGAGCTTCCATTTTCTCTTCCAGCGTCACATAACCCTTGGATTCAAGCTCTTCGTTGAGTTCCTGCTTGGCCGAGAGTTCCTTCTCGTGCTCCGCTTCCAAAGCTCGAAGAATCTCGATGTTCTTCTCCAATTGGGAAAGTGTCGATTCAGGTGCGGCCATCAACATCTCTTTCTCGAAGTGCTGGTCCATTGCATAAAGATCCCGCTGGAGCTTGTCGATCCGTCGCTCACGTCGAGCTTCTTCTCGATCTTCCTTGGCCTTTGTACGAAGTTCGGCTCGACGAGCCAAGACCTTCTGGCGGGCGTCCTTCTCACGTTGCTTACGCTTCTTAAGCTTTCTCTGTTCCTTGGATACCATGGTGTCCTCTTTCTGTCTTAAAATTTCTTTCCGGGTCTCAGATCGGGAATCTCAAACATCTCTTCTGGGAGCGTGCCATCATCTAAGGGGATGTCCCCCGGAATATCCATCTGAACATTCTGATTGGCAGGCATACCAGTTTGAGGATTGATCCTCTTATATGGTTGACCGTTGCCTTGCATCGCCGCCACCGCTGCGGCTCGCTTCTCTTCTGGATGTTCGTAGAACATTTGATCTTCGAAGGCGAGCTTTGGTTCTCGGCGTCGTTGTCCTCTTGGTTCAGAAAACCCTAGCTCGGCATCGCCGAGCAACCCCTGTCCTGCGGAAGTAAAGAACTTCTCGTCTAAAATTACCATCTGTCCTGAATCGTCAGTGACAGCAATCTTCTGTGCGTCCAACTTTCCGGTCGCAGATGGAATTACCGCATGAACTGGGTACTTGGTGTCTTCTGTGAACTTAAGTTTCATTGATCTGGCTTCCGCCATGTGCAAGTACGGCTCGTAGTACACATAATACAAACGCTTGCTTTTATCAATAGTTCTTGGATCGACGGTATGCCGAACCGTCACTGGCTTGTTGGGATTTCCATACAAGTCGTTTGGATCTTGTTGTTGCGTTCTGATCAACTCGTGCGGCTGCACGTTGGGCGGCAGATTCGCCGGGATCATCGCCGTCTGGGCCTGTGGAGCTTGCGCCACTGGCACCATTTGCATCGGTGGCGTCGGTGGGGCCTCCACCACGTCCTCTGCAACCATCTGGGCCGTCTCATTGAGAGAGAACCTTCTGTTCTTCAAGACGATGCCCTTGCCGTCCTTGGACTCCTTGAAGGTGATTTCTTTCTTCACCAATTCAAAGACTTCAACATCAACCACCCAGATGTCTCGTCGGGCCAGTTGTGCCATGATCGCCGCCGCACACTTCTCCAACGGCGTATCGTCGAAGGGCTTGCCAACCTTGGATCGCTTCTCTTCAGTGATCTCTTCGTTGTAGCCCGGACCTTCCTCTTTACGGGGATGGTAGGTGTATTTGATCTCATATCCCATATTTGCCTCGCTGTTACCTTGTAAGAATCCCGACCCCGTGCCGTGTCTCGTAAATCACGGGCTCTCGGTTCTTCACCCTACAAAACTTCAGAAAGGCTCCGTGGAGATCCGGCGACGGTGCAGGAATACTTTCTGATATATAGTCGGCCACTAATAATCCTTCCTCCTTAAGATTGTCCCAAGCGTACTCCAGATACTTTGTGAAACGATCTTTGACGCACATCGAGGAAACGATCACCATGTCCCATTTGAACCGGCGAAGTTTGATTTCCCAATCTTCCAGCGTTCCCACCAGAATAGGGGCGTCTCCTTCATTCATCATGTGGCTTTTGATGTTGGATCGCACAAATCCCGCCTGCCATCCTGTCAGCCCTTCGGCCATCACGAACCAGTTGTGGACCGACTTGCAACTCTGTAAGAAACAAGGGGCAATGTACATCGAAGAGCCCGTAACTCCAATCTGGAGCACCTCCCCAACCTGAAGTTGCTTCCCCATGTGGTAGTAGAAAGGAAGGTTGTTGGGATCTGTGAACTCGGCTGTCTCTTTCGCCCGTTCATTCAAGAACTTGACATTACTCAGAAGAATCTGAGGAGAGATGATTTTGGAGTCGAGTTTTTCTTTAAGAAGTAGGTGGTCCATGACCTAAGAGAGTGTGCCAAACGAAAAAAGGCAGCAGGGATTACTCCCTGCTGCCCTTCCAAACCTACGTTTGGATTAGATGGAGGTTGTTGGGGACTTCCTTATCCCATAGCCGCAGTAACCATCTACACTATGAGAGTACAACCTCTGAATTTCTCAATCTGATTTCAAAGAAATCTTTCGGACACCTTCGACCTCTGGTTTTTCGGCGACATTCCATGCCAAACTCAGAATTCCATCCTTCATAGAAGTCTCAGGATCACCATCAACAAAATCTGGCAAAACTACGCTTCTCTCGAATGAAGATTGTCGCAGTTCCTTGAGATAGTACGACGATCCCTCTGGGGATTCATACTCAGAAGACATTTTGCCACGAATTGTCAACGTGTTGTTGGAGTCAATCTCGACATCCAAATCTTCCGAGGTCATCCCCGGCACAGCAAACGTCAACCCAAACTTGCCGTCACTCTTCCAAGCGTTCATTTTGGGATACCCGCTGGCCGACTTGACTTTGGCAAGGGGCGAGGACTTCGAGAAGAAGTCATTGAAGAAGCCATCGAAAGCTTGTTCGATGGGGAAAAAGAGATCGTCACGACGTGGTACAAGATTAGTATTCATTGGGTTTACCTCCAATTGTTTAAGACGCCTCACCATGAGTGCGTCAATCGCAGACCCGCACTGGTGTCTGCTCATCTTATATTATCGTCAGATCAGGAAAAATTTCAATCATCGGAATTCAAAATTTCCATGATCTTCTGGGCAAGTCGTTTTTGACCAGAATCGTAGCCATCATGCCATGTTTCTTCCCAATCGTTGTGGTCATAAGCACTGAACGTGGGCTTCAACTTCAACAATGGTTTGATCAGCTTCTTGATCTGTTTAGTTTTGTCTACCATGATGGGCCTCCAAAATCGTCCTATACACCAACATGTTCGGCGTCTTCTTCGCGAACCAATGATTATCGGCCCCAGACCCGTATGTGATATTCTCGATTGCCGCTGCAACCGCTGGCGAGCGAGACATTCCCGCCGCACAATGCACCATGATGCAGTCCACCTTGTCCCAAACCTCATCAACGAATTGCAAAATTTGTAGTGCGTCGTTGTGATCAAACACCTTGAAATTCTCTGACTGACGATTGAACTCAATGTCGGCGAATTCCAGATCCAATCTGGCAAACAGATTGATTGGATCTAAGGCTGGATGCTCGTCCGCAAAGGTCATGACGCTGATTGCGGCCCAAGGGGCATTACACGAAAATGCCTTAGCATCAGTTAGGCTTCTTACCTCAATCAATTTCTTCATAACTTTCCCCTTCTGGCACTCTTATATATCACGGAGGACAATATGAGCAATAGAAGAGTAAGACGTATTGAGGAAATGGGCAACGCCCAGAGAGTCTCGGAATACTGGTTGGACGATACAGATGCTCTTGTGCAACCAGATGGATTGACCGTTGATCAAGTGGCAGAATGGGATCGAGTGATTGCTGTACTGCAAACAGAAGGTCTTGAGCACATTGTGGACGGCGTGCGACTATCAGATCATTGTCGCAACTTCTAAAAGAAAAGGGAGCTAAACGTCAACACAACGAGTAGCTCCCAATGGTTGTTACACCGGCGAGGTTGGTATGGCCTTTCACTCACGAAGAATGATCAATTCCCCCTGTAAACCATTGCCTCGCTATGAACTCTGGATGCGACATCATCAGGGTTAGCCTCAACCATCGTGGTCCATAGCACTGACGGACATACCCTATATATGGCCGTTCTTTAGTTTTTTGTGAGAGCCTGCACGCCCCACCAGCAACACCAGATGAGCGGGTAAAAGGCCCAACTGAGCATCCATGGAATCGCCATCAGCGAAACCACGCCCAGCAATAAGCACAACGCCAACCACATTCGTTCAGTCTGAAACTTGACCGTGCGGCCATACCTTCTAAGAACTTCTTCTTTTCTGTGGTTGTGGATTCCCTCGAAGTAACCCTCAAACCACCAAGGAGCACATGTGTTCTCGTGGTGAGGGCGGGAATTCCTGAAGTGTAGAACATGGCCGCTTTTGTTTAAGATGATGTAGTGGTGCGGCCACCACTTTGACTGACTGCTGACAGCAACTATCTTTGAGGCTTTGCCTCTCAGGATCAAATAGATCGCAGCCAAAAGACAATTGCTGTATGTCTTTCGAGTACGCAAACGGTACACCTCCATGTTGAGAGCAACAACACAGGTATGTACTCATATTAGGGGTTGAGAGAATGACTCAGATTCTTGAATTTGAATGTTAATTTGATATCGTCTACGTTGTATCCAGAACCCAGCGATTCGTAAGACAAATCTCGGAGTTCGAATCTCTCCAGTTCGGTCTTCGACATGATGCTATTGTACTTCCTCAAACAAGTTCGCATGTCAGTCATGCCGCCCTGTGAAGACTCTGAAAGAAAGTCTAACAACTCATGGTCGTTGGTGTTGTTTAAGGCACCGGGAAAGACCACCCCGATACGACCGTTGTTCTGACTGAATTGGCCCAAGCTGTAATTGGCATCCTGCACCCTAACTTGTCGTGGCTGCAAGACGAAAAGTCCATTCTTACTGAACTCTGCCGTCCAAATGATGTTCTTCTTACGTCTGTGTACTTCGAGCCAATGATTCTTCATCTGTACCTCTCTGCTTATTCCAAATCTTCAGGTCGAGATCAGCAGGGGTCGTATCCATGGCCGCTGCGATCCTCAAGAAGACCTTCTCAAGTTCGAGGTATTTATTCTTGGACGGACTCTTTCTCACATCATGCCCAGTGTAATAACTAAGCCATTCCAGAATGTGCGTGTCGAGGCAAGCGACCTGAGCATCAGGCCGGGTGTGCAAAATGAAGAACCGAGATGTCTTCATCCCAAAGCCGGGAATCGTCTCCAGTTCCTCTGGCGTACAAGTTCGCAGATCGATGTCCTTGCTCACCAAGACCTGAAGACCATCCGACTTAACCGAAGTGTTGCCAAATCGGAAATTCTCGACAAACCATCGATAGCTCTTTCGCTTCTCTGATCTGGTTGTCTTAATCGCCCCGAAGTGATCAAGAGGCGGGTGCCGTCGATAGACACAATCTGCCTCATCCCATACCAACTTCTCATTAACGGTATGGTGGCAGTATTTGAGAAAGCGATCCAGCTTAACCGCTGTCTGATTGGCATTCTTATTGAACACCATCAGGCAAAACAAAGCATACTCTTGTAGGCCCTTGTCGTTCAGTTTGTAGTTGGTGAACTTCTCGGGAACAATCATGTCGTCTTCCTTGACGGTTAGGCTTCTTCTTCGACAGCCTCCTTGGCTATCATCAACGCCTCTTGGATGGTTTCTTGAACTTCTTGTTCCTTCTCGCCATCCAGAGCGTCGAAGCTTTTGAGGTACTTCATCACCGCCTCTTCAACTTCCTCTGTTCCCAGAGCTTCGGCGATGTATCCAAAGAATTCTCGTTTCACTGAGTCACGCATCTCTCACCTTAATAGAGGTTGTCCAAGCCCAGATCGGTTTCGAAACCGCTGGTGTCTTCGTCTTGTTTGGAAGGTTCTCGCTCAGGTTCCCAGTGCGTAGTACGCACGGTTCTGGCGATAGCGTCATCAAGGCCCGGAATCTCAGATGGATCAAGTCCAGCCGTTCTCATGCTGATCTCGGCGTGCAGCTTGTCGATCTGCTTGCGTAACATATGGCCCATCGACTGAGCATTGTCGTGGTTCTTATCCCACGCACGAAGATGCTGCTTGAGTCGATTGACGATGTACTTGGCCTCAATGACTTCATCTTTGAGGGCCGTGACGACGGGATCGACCTTCGCTTTGGCTTCCGCCAGTGCAACAGCCGCACCATCCTCTTTGGCCTCAATGAATCGCTCATTGTAGAGCTTCTCGTACATAGTCTCTTTGTTCTGTAAGTTTCGCTCGGCGAGAGAAAGAAAGGCACCAAAATAGTCGTAATAGCCCCCTTCTTTCTGAATGTATTCATTCAGGGTTGTCTCGTCGAATCGAAGGTTATTGGGGTCCACGTCAACAACGTGTCCTCCAAATTCAAGTTTCTCAACACCCATGATTCTCTCCCTGTTGTGGTCTAAGTGGTTGCTTGATTATCGGCACTACTGGTCGTCTTCTGAAGGTTGAAACCGTGCTTTCGCAGCTTCTTTGGCGTTGTCAACCGCCGCCTCTTCCCAAGCGTCCTTGCCGGTGTAGTTGTGGATCGCATCGATCTCTACCTCGTCGTTTACACGCTCCTTATGAGAGTTTCGCATCGAGAGGTAGGTGTCCTTTGCAATTTGAGTAATTCTGAGATTTTCTTTGTCAAAACGCAAGAAGATCTGATATCGACTCTTGCCGTCACGTTGCTTAATAACGTAGGCACGACCCAAACCAAGCTCCTTCTCAATGTCGTTTTGGTTTAAGGAGATACATCCGTCGAGCGGACGAATCTGGCCGAACGAGTCAGCGAGATTGTTGTCGTCGATGCGGTTCTTGTCGTTCTTTTGCTCTTCTTTTGAGCCACGGTTGGGCTGCATGGCGGTGGCAAGGAACACTTGCTCTTCGGTCGCCATGCCTCTCAGATCACGCACAATGCGTTCTCTGGACTCATAAGTCTTGAGGCCGGGGATGTCCTGCATTTCGCCCACATAGTCCACGATCACGAAGTCGGGATCGAAGCCATGGAAACGCAACTGGGACAGGTATGCACGGATGGTGTTCACAGATGCCGTACCGGCTGCGAACTGCTTGATCACCAGCGGCATCGCACATTCTCTGTCGATGCCTTCCAACGTATCCAGCTTGTCGAAGATCTCTTCTTTGTGCGAATACAACATTTGGATTGGGAAACCAGTGAGGATGGCGTCCATACGATCCGCCACCTTCCGCTCGGCCAGTTCCAACGTGATGTAGACGCCCTTCTTGCCTCTCAGAAGGTTGGTGGCCGTGATGCAAGCCAACATGACTGACTTGCCGACACCGGAGCCAGCCACGATGGAGATCATTTCGCCACGCAGATAGCCGCCGCCGTTGATCTCTAAGTCGATACCATCGAGACCTGTGATGAAGCGATCTTGGTTCTCGCCCTCTTCCAACATCTCGGCATAGCGATCCCGAATGGATTGGAAGTAGTTGGTGCCCAAATCGTAGTTGGCGGTGGTGGTGACAACCTTCTCAATCTCATCATAGATCTTCTGCCAGTTCTGCTCACTCTCGGGGTTGTCATCCAAGAGCTTCAGACCTTCGTGGAAGGCTTTGCGGAACGCCTGCATCTTGGCGAAGTAGGCGATCTTGTCCATGAGATATTCACGAGCATCGAGCCCCGGCTGGAAGTAGTCGTACACGACGTTGACTTCGCCGAGATAGAATGCCAGTGATTTGTCATCCTTGGAATCGTTCTTGATCTCTTGAACGATGAAGTCCTTCTTCGGCAGCAGCCGATACTTGCGGAAGAACTGGAACGCAATAGAGCACATCTTCTGGTGTGCTTTGTTGGTGAAGTAAGCAGGCTTCACCAGATCGACCGACTGAAGCATGAATTGCCTGTCGGCCACCAGCAACGCAATGATATGTCGCTGAAACTCTTCATCCCACTTGTATCGTGCATCCAGTTCGGAATCTGGGTCTGCAAGAGTGGGGTCATTCAAAAACGGGTCATCCATTCTGTGCCTCTCTCTGGTATTTCTTATCTAACCTTATGATCCCGCCTTTGTACCAGAAACTTTAAGATGCGCCCATCTCAATCTTTGAAGAACCGGCTCTTAATCTTCCGAAGCTTCTTATGAAGCTCCTCGCAGGGTGTAACCCCTTGATCACCAAGGTATTCTGAGTCCGCCGAAATGTAGGCGTGACACTCATCTTTAAGAACCTCTTCGCAATACTTCTTGCTTCTTAACCAATCTTCCACTTCGGACAAATCCCATTCGTCCAAAGCTGCATCCACCGCCGCTCTGTACTTTGGGATCGTGTAGTACAGGCCGTGACAGATCTCGTGATCGATGGCTTCTTCATTTCCGACACCTGTGCCAATCACATAGAACTTATCGGTGCGGTAACGGAAGAGTTCGATGATCTCTTCCTCGGCTTCTGTGAGTGGATCGAAGAGACCTTGGATGAATGGCTTAAGCACCCAGTCGGGTATGTTGAAGCCGCCCCAGTCATGTTCATAGGTGTTTCCGCCGTGCTTCTGGGCGTACCAACTTTTGTACTGACCGATTGTGAATATCTTCCCCCGATACTCTGGGCCTTCATAATGCTCCTGAAACCTCATGAAAGCCAACGATACAGTGCGACCACAGACGTATTCGAGATGTGTGATGTGGTCTGTGATTTGATGCACATCTTTGAGTCCAGTCTCAGTCGTCATTGGTTGTTCCTTGGAGTGTGGGCACCGCAATTTTGATGGTGTGGAGAGCACCCTTGCTGCTTTTGTAGGTGTCTCCCATAACCCACCCACTGACACCACATCGCATCAGCGGCACAATGACACGAAGATTGGGAATGAGCCTGTGATCGGCTTCCAACTTCGTCCACTTGGCCCAGAAGATCTCTTGTGTTTCTTCTTCCCGAGGACTGGGCTCGTCGGTGAAACCAACGACAGCCTTACAACAGAAGATGCGTGTCGGGCCATCCTGAAGAACGCCCATGACCCGGATTGGGACAAGCGGATCGTACCCAGCCTCTTCCATGAGTTCACGGGTGGCAGCTTGCTCGGGAGATTCGCCTTCCTCGACCTTGCCTCCGGGGAGATTCAGCTTCCCCTTCT